GCCTCAAGTCGGGCTACGCCCTCCCTCCGACACACGAACGACGCAACGTCTCACCCAGATTGTCGCGGAATCTCATCTTGATTGTCGTGCCGCAACTAAGGCCGCTTCCGCCTTTCTTCCTCTGATACACAGGATATCAATCTGATGAGTGAACTTCTTCTCAATACGGCGGAACTGGTCACGGTTCTGCCACCGCGTGATCGCGCTGAAGCTTTCTTGCGCAATCGCTATTTTGGCACGACGGTGCTTTCCGAGCAGGAAGAGATCGTCTTCGACAAGATCCTGCCGGATCGTGAGCTTGCCCCGTTCGTGCACCCCGATGTACCGGGCAAGGATGCGGCCAACCGCGGCTTCCAGGCCACCAGCCTGAAGCCCGCCTATGTCAAACCGCAAAACACGTTGCGTCCATCGGGCAGCCTGATCCGAATGCCGGGTGAGCGTCCCGGCGGGGCGATGTCACCGGAACAGCGTCATGCCTATAATATCGCTCAGATCATTGATGATCAGGACATGCGCATCACCCGGCGCGAAGAGCATATGTGTTCGGAAGTCATCCGCACCGGCAAGGTGATTGTCGAAGGGGAGAACTACCCGACCCAGACCGTTGACTTCCAGCGCGATGCAGCTTTGACAATCGCGCTTTCCGGCGCGGCCCGCTGGGGTGAAAGCGGTGTCGATCCTTATGATGATGTCGAAAACTGGATTGAACTTCTGGCGCTGACGTCCGGCTTTACCGGTCGTGAGGTTGTGCTGGGGCCGGGGGCAGCGACGCTGCTTAAACGCTCCGAACGCTTCCAGAAGATCCTTGATAACCGTCGCCAGGCCGGTGGCAGCATGGAGTTTGGGCCGGTCTCGACCGGGGCGGAAGGCAAATACTCTGCTGTGCTTGGTCAGATCGGCGAGATCACGTTCATTCAGTATTCGCAAAGCTACACGCTGGGTGGCGTCAAAGGCAATTTCTGGCCGTCTTATGGTGTTGGTGTCATCGATCCGCAGGGCTTTATGGGCCACTTCGGTTATGGCGCTATTCTGGATGATCAGGCTTTGCTGCCGATGGAGCGTTTTCCGGACATGTGGCGGGAGAAAAACCCCTCGCGCACGGTGCTGCAGACGCAGGCCGCGCCGTTGCCGATTGCGCCGGATCCTGATGCCAGCCTGTTTGCGCTGGTTCGCTGATGGTCCCGGGCGGGCTTGAGGCCTGCCCACCAATCTCCCGTGAAAAAAGCAGAGTTAAAACAATGGCGAATACACGCAAGTTCAATACGACCGTGAAGCTCGGGTCCAAAATCTATGCGCCGGGTGAAGATGTGCCGATCTCCAAGAATGGTCTGAGTGAAGCGGATGCTGACAATCTCGATCATGTCTTTGGCAAGTGGCGGGCACCGGAGGGCGATGCTGTCGACAAACGCATCACCGCACTGACGGAAGAACGGGACGTTCTGGTCGATCAGATCACTGCGCTGAAGGCGGATGCAAAGCCGTTGGCCGATCTGAAGGCAGAACGCGACAGTCTTGCCGAACAGGTTCACGCTTTGACGGAAGAGCGCGATGAACTGACCAGGGAGCGCGATCAGGCGTTAGAGGATAATGCCACGCTGTCGGAAGCGCTGAAAGCACTTCAGGACGCGGATCAGGACGGTGATACCGGGAAGGATGGCGGTAAAGCATGAGGATCCATCGGCCAGCCGTCTTTGCCGGAATGGGACCGGCCTTTGCGGGCGCGTTCGGCAATGTCGATTGCCGGTTCACCATCGATGGTTTGATGCAGCCTGAAACATGTCGCGGGATCCTGCGGCAGAAACGTGAGCTGGAGTTTGCGGATGAATATGGGCGGCAGGACGTTGAGGCGGTCACGCATGTTCTGTCCGTTTCGGCGACAGGCCTTGAAGCGCTCGAGAGTGAGCGCGATCAGGTCGAGATCAAAGGTACAATCTATGGGGTCCGCAACGTCTTAGATGATGGCCGGGCCATGCTGAAAATCTGGCTTCGCGGGGATATCTGATGGCTCATATGCGCACGAAAATCTTTGATGCGATCATCGCCCGCCTGTCAGCCATTCCGGAATTTTCTGGGTCTGGCAAGGTCAAACGCGCCCGCACAAGCGCTATTCGCGAAAGCCAGCTTCCGGCGCTGACAGTCACGTGGGCTGAGCATCAGGAAACGGCCGAAATTCGGCCCTGCGCCTGGCCGAATGGCGAGGATGGTTACGACCGGCGGTTGCCGATTGATGTCATTGCACACTTCCAGACGGAAGAGCCGGATATCGAGTTCGACCGGATTGCCGTGCTGGTGGAGGCCACGCTCGGACAAGCGATCAAGCTCGATGGGCTGGTGATTGAACTGACGCTTTCAGAAAGCCGAAGCTTTATTGATCGCTCGACCGGCATTGCCCTTGGTGTCGGGGCGCTGACCTTTGTGGCGGATTACAAGACGCTGGCGGGTGATGCGGAGATGGGGGCTGCTGCAGCTGAATCAAATTAGCTACCGCTAACTTTCTGTCGATGGTTGGGCTTTCCAAATGGCATTTCCAGCCACTTCCGAAAAGGGACGTTTCCAATTGATGTGGTATAGCGCAGAACGAACTGGTTTTGCGTCTTTAGGGTCAAAAAAGACCAAGTTAGACGAGTAAATATGGTCTTCGTCTTCAGTTTGCTGATCGTCACGCCAGCCAGGAGACCAAAATGATGTGCGATAAGCCAGTCCATCGAATCCGTTTTGTTGAAATGCGGAGGCAATGAGATTGCAAGCTCGATAGTGTAGTTCTCGTTCATCATCTGAAACTCGACGCGACACAAACTCTGCGGTTCGAGCAAGCAGCCAAAGCTCAAGATCATCTTCTGATGGATCGTCTTCGAGTAGAACTCTCAACGGCTCTTTCTTAATGCGCAGAAGTGTTCCTAAGCGGAGCGGTCGACAAGTTGTGAAGGTGCCGATCGTACAGATATCAGTGTAACTTGCACGTACTTCTGCCAGCGCTACTTCTCGCTTTGTGGCTAAATAAAGCACTGAGCTTTTGGGTGCGTTGAAGCGCCCGATTTTGGAGTTGCCCGATGGAGGAGCCGCTATATCGCTTTTTATGTAAGGATAGAAATCTAATCTTCCTGCCTCAGGTACTTCTTCCTCTATGCAGCCTTTTCTTGCGCGAAATGCTGGAAATCCAGCACCAATATTTTCTTCGTCTTTGTGTTTAATAACAGCAGAGACAATTCGTTCTGCTACTTCACAAGCAAAACGTAAGTCTGACACACCGCCTCTCTGCAGCGCAGTTGTTAGGCTATCTGGGGTGTATTTTGGTGGCACCATGGCAAAATGAACTCCGATACATGTGAAAATAAGTTGAGCTGTCATCTATAAAAAACGATCTAACACCATGCGAATTCAATAGATGGTGAATCGACTGCACCCTGCATTCTCAAACATATCGACCCGTGTGCCTCATCACCATCGAAACTGTGGCCGCTCGGGCATTTAGTAATCACTCGGTCATCGAATTGTTTGTCATTCTCTTTACTTCTGATGGGTTCTGAGAACCGACAACATTGGCGTCGTTTGCTGAGGCAAATACCTTCATTCACTAAAAAGGGATAACAGATCATGGCACTTGGCCGCGAACTGATCATCAAACGTAAAAGCAGCTCTGAGGCGTTCGACATCGTCTGCGTTGTCGAGCAGCGTTCGCTCAACATCAACAATGAGGAGGTCGATACGACCAAGCCTGAGTGTGAAAACCCCGGCGGGGTTCTCAAATACTCATCAATCGGCGGGGTTCAGTCGGTGCGCTGGTCCGGTTCGGGGGCCTATGTATCCAGTGCAACGCAGGCGCTGGTGTTGCAGGATATTCTGGGGCAGACCAAGAGCGAATATCAGGTGACAGTACCGTCTGTGGGAACGTTTGAAGGCCCGATGACGATGATTTCGGCAAACTTCCAGGGGGATAAATCCGGAGAACTGACCTGCGATCTGGCAGGTGTGTTTGACGGCAGCGTTGTGTTCGCGGCGGCAAGCTGATGAACGGTCTGGCAAATCCCCTTCGCGGTGAGGCTGTCGTAACGCTGGGCAAGCAGTCGGTTACGCTGGCTGTGACCTTTGGCGGTCTGATGCGGTTATCGCAGGCCATTGGCGCAAAGACGATGGATGAGATCTATCAGCGGCTTTTGGGTTTTGAGCCCTTCGCTGTGTCCTGCGCTATCCGTTGTCTTGCCGTGGCTGAAAGCGATGACCAGCGTTCGGACCTTTCCACTCGTATTCTTTCAGAACAGAATATCTCGGCGGCTGATCAGAAAAGCTGGCGGGATGGTATCGAACAGGCACTGACCGCCCATATCGAAAAGGGGCGGGCGGTTCGCGAAAGCGTCTCTGTCTCAGAAGAAGTGGAGGCGGCTGTTACCGGAAAAAAGCACCAGACAGCGTCCTGATTGCAGACCATATCAGGACGCTGTTTCAGATCGCGGTGACAGCAGAGCGGCTTCAGTGGTCGCCGTCCACCTTCTGGATGGCAACGGCCTTAGAGCTTTCCATGGCGATTGATGCCATCACTGGTCAAACGAAGTCTGCTTCGCCGGTCAGCCGTGACCGGATCCGAGTTATCATGGCCGAACACGGTTCGCAGAAATCCATTCGCAACAAGGCAGAACACCGATGAGCAGGCCGGATATTCCTGTCAGAATTGGCGCTGACGACCGTGAGTTCAGAAGTGCCATGACCCGTATTCGTCTTCAGGCGCGAACGGCGGCCAATGATACGGCCAGTTCGTTCCTGTCGATCAAGAACAAGATCGGCGGTGTCGATGGTATCTTTGGCATGCTGGCCGGTGGCCCGGGTGGTCTTGCTGCTTCGCTGGGGCTTGGCTCATTTGTCGCTGCCACACAGCAGGCGGTTGACTCTGTTGCCAACCTTGGCAAAGCCGCCAAAACGGCAGGCATAGAGTTTGAGGCATTTCAGGAGCTGCGCTATGCGGCCGTGAAGAACAAGGTTGAAGTTGATGCCCTGACCGACGGCCTGAAAGAGATGCAGCTTCGTGCTGATGAGTTCATCAAAACCGGAGGCGGCCCAGCGGCAGAATCGTTTCAGCGTCTCGGCCTGTCTGCCCGTCAGCTGACGCGGATGCTGGAGGATCCTGCATCAATGTTTGAAAAACTGATCGGCAAGATCAGACAGCTTGATCGTGCGGCACAGATCCGTGTTCTGGATGAAATGTTCGGCGGGACAGCGGCTGAACAGTTTACCTCGCTTATGGATGAGGCCGGTCAGAGCATTTCCGATGCCCGTCAGGAAGCCCGCGACATGGGCGCTGTGATGGATGATGAGCTGTTGCGCAAGGCCGAAGATGTCAACGCGGAATGGGATGCCATGGCGCTGGTGATCGGAACCCGCGTCAAAGGCAGCCTGGTCGAAATCGCTGATCTGGTTTCCGGCCTGATTACCAGCCTTGGCCAGTTCACCAGCCAGCTTGACGAAACATTGCAGAAGGCTGGCAATGCCGGGATCTGGACTAAGATCGGAAATGGTCTCGGCATTGATATGGACCAGAACATGATCTGGGACGATGAACAGGGGTGGATCGCGTCTGGTTCAAAAAGTGGCTCGGGCTACGGTGCGTCGAAAGGCGGTCGGGTTGTCCCCGGAGCCTCGGAGCAGGAGAAGGAAGACAGCTATAATGCATTGCGCGACAAGCTTGATGCCGCGCGTGAGGTGACCGAGGAGATTGACCGGCAGAATGCACTGACAGCTGATCAGGTCGCGCTGGAGCGGGAAGTGGCGAAGCTTCGCAATCAATATGAAGAAAACGGTGCCTACTACAATGAAGATCTGTTGGTACAAAAAGCTCAGGAAACGATTGACGCCCGAAACCGCCGTCGGGAAGCAATAAAAGCCAGTCGCAGTGGCGGCGGCGGTGGTGCCGCATCGGTCGACCGGGAACGCGAAGCCGTTGAAGAGCTCATTCAGGCGCTGCAGGACGAACTGCAAATGAGCGAAATGACGGCTGAGGAAAAGAAGGTCTTCGAAAACCTGCGCCGTGCTGGTGCTGCTGCAACGGATGAGGAGCGGGCTTCGATTGAAGAGCTGACACGCGCGATTGAAGACCAGAAGGAAAAGCAGGAACAGGCCGCTGATACGGCTGATTTTTTCCGTGATACTGCCAGTGACAGTTTCATGGCGCTTATCCCGGCGATTGAGACGGGCAATGCAGCCCTCGACACACTGATCAACAAACTGATTGAGGCGGCTGCCCAGGCTGCATTATTCGGTCAGGGGCCGCTTGCCGGAATTTTCGGTGGCGGCGCCGGGATTCTGGGCGGGTTTCTGGGGGGCGGCGGATCCGGCATGACCAGGGGAGGTCTGCCGGTTTACGGAGGCTCGATCCTTTCCGTCCTGGGCTTTCCCGCCCATGAAAAGGGAACCAGCTTTGCGCAGGGTGGGGTCTCTCTTGTCGGGGAGCGTGGGCCGGAACTGGTCAACCTTCCCCGTGGTTCTGAGGTAATCCCGAACCATCGTATCGGCTCGATGATGACCAGAACCAGCGGTGCCAGCACCATCAACACTGTAAGCATTGGCGATATCAATGTTTCTGTTCCCGAAGGCACGGATCCGAAAGAGGCAGCGGCCATGGGCCGTGAATTCAGAAAACAGATCGATGCCGCCATTGATGCGCGGCTTCAGGAAAACAGCCGCGCACGCGGTATGCTGGCCGGAGGGCCGTTCTGATGGCGGACAGATTTGAACCACCAGCCTGCCCGGTGATTTCGAGCAGGAAGAATGTCACGCTCAAAACGCTCGAAACAGAATTTGGTGATGGCTATACGCAAAGGGCTGGCGCAGGGCTGAACTCGGAGAGTGTCACATTCGACGCTACGTGGCCCGGCTTGACGATTGATGAGGCTGATCAGGTTGAGGCTTTCTTCCGGAAACAGCGTGGCTATATGCCATTTGAATGGACGCTGCCGAGAGAAAGCAAGTCATGGCTCTATCGCTGCAAGTCGTGGTCGCGCAATGGTGTTGGCGGTCGCCACGACACCATCACAGCAACGATTGAACGGGTTTATGACTTATGACCCTGATTTCCGAAAACGCACAGGCACTGGCTGCTGATGATATCGTCCATCTTTATGAGCTTGACGCCTCGGTGATCGGCGGCGGGATTTATCGGTTTACGTCATCGGCGTTTGAAGATGCGCCGGTGTCGTTCGGTGGCAATGTTTTTGAGCCAACGCCGATTGAAACCGATGGCTGGGAAATGTCCTCGCAGGGCACAATGCCACGGCCAAAGTTAAAGGTCGCCAATGTGTCCGGCGTATTGTCAGCCGTCGTCAATGAATTTGGCGATCTGGTCGGCGCGACGTTTCGGCGGATCCGGACGTTTCGGCGGTTTCTCGATGGCATGGACGATGCCGATCAAGATGCACATTTCCCGGTTGACGTTTACCGGATTGAGCAAAAGACCAACCAGAACCGGGTCTATATCGAGTGGACACTGGCAGCGGCCATGGATCAGCAGGGGCGAAAATTGCCCGGTCGGCAGGTGATACAAAGCGCCTGCACGCATACCTATCGCCGCTATGATCCGGAAACCGGTTCGTTCGACTATTCAAAGGCGACGTGTCCCTATGCCGGTTCGGCCTGTTTTGATGCCAAGGGCAATACAACAGTTTCCGCGTCAGAAGATCGCTGCAGCAAGCTCTTGCAGTCCGGCTGCGTGAAGCGTTTCGGGCATGGCGATCTGCCGACACGGGCGTTTCCCGGTGTCGGGCGGGCAAACACTTAAGGAAGCTCAAAAACATGTTTGATGATGATGTTGCACGGGATGCCCGTGCGCATGCGCTCGACGTCTGGCCGCAGGAAGCCTGCGGGGTGGTCTCGGATGGTCGTTATATCCGCGTGCCGAACATTGCTGAGGATCCGGAGAACGCCTTTGAAATGCCTGCCGATGCCTGGCTGAATTATGCACCGCAAGCGGTCATTCACAGCCACAACGCAAAAATCCATCCGCATTGGCCGTCAAAGGGCGATATGGAAACACAGATCGCGACTGGCCTGCCATTCGGGATTGTCAGCTGCGACGGTGAAGTGACCACGCCGGTTTTATGGTGGGGCGATCACTGCCTCGATACGCCGCTTCTGGGCCGGTCCTTCGTGCCCGGTGTCTTCGATTGCTACGGGCTGGTGCGCAGCTGGTACTGGCAGGAACGCAGGATTCGGCTACCGGATTTTGCCCGCTCGAAAGACTGGTGGGAAGAGGGTGATCATCTGCTGACCGATCATTTTGAAGAGGCGGGCTTTACAGCAATTCATGCCAGTGAAGCCCGCCCCGGTGATGTGTTCTTCATGCGGCTGGTCTCAAAGGTACCGTGTCATTCCGGTATTTTGCTCGATGAGGGGCTTTGCCTGCATCACCTCGATGGGCGGCTGTCACGGCGTGAACCGGTCGGGCCGTGGCTGAAACGGATCACGCATTGGGTGCGCTACGGCAGATGAAGCGGAATGGCGATCAAAAACGCGCCTTCGGCCAGATCGCGGGCCACGTCATCATCTGCACGAACAGCATCCATTGACCGGGCTTCGGGCAGTGCCTCACCTTCGAGATGAAGGGCAAGGGCTTCGCTCGCATTGGTCAGAATATCGTTCCTATCGTCAGCTGCCGAAAAACAGCCGGGCACATCAGGAAAGTGCACACCGAAGGCGCTGTCGCCTTGCTGATGCACAATGGCGATGTAATACGCTAACGGCGGAGCCTCGTTATACTGTTCGCAAATCATGTGAATTCAATCTCCGGTATGGCGTCCAGCTCAGCTTTCAGTGCGGCTGCTTGTGTCTTCAGATCATAGCTTGCCTGCATGTTCAGCCAGAACTCCGGTGTCGTGCGGAAGAACTTTGCCAGCCGAAGCGCCGTGTCAGTCGTAACCGCTGTTTGTTCCGTTGCAATGCGTTCGATGCGCGTGCGCGGAACATGCAGTTGCTTTGCAAGCGCTCCGGCGCTCATGCCAAGCGGGATCAGATATTCTTCGCGCAGAATTTCGCCGGGATGGACCGGTGGCAGGGCTGTGCGCATCATTCGACCCATTACGCAGAATGACGGTGTTCGAGAAGGTATCGCACAGCCAGCCCGACATGGCGCGGTATCGGCCTGTCTTTGGCATAGTAAGCCACCTGACGCCGTGACAGTTCAAGCGCACGTGCCATACCATCCAGCGTCTGGTCGAGTTCGCTCATTGCGTTGCGGAAATCGTCATTCGTGAATTCAGCCGGGGGCAGGGCTTCAAGCCACATGGCGGAAAAGTCCAGATCATCGTTCCATTCGATGGCGTTTCGATATTCATTGATCCTGAAGGATCTGAACAGTGCATCGTCATCGCGAAGCGGTTTATAAAACCGGCGGCTTTCCAGTGCCGGGGCCAGATCGACGATCTTTTCCCGGCCATCATCAAAACGGACGAACAGCTTACGTTCGTCACGCGGCTCGACGGCTTCCAGCCGGGGCAGCCTGCGGCCAACGGAAATGACATCGTCATCACGGATTGAGGCGGTTCCACTCATTGATGAGTTGCTCCCTGTTTTCCCGGGCCCATTCAAGGGCAGCTCTCAGACTCTTTCTGTCCATGCTGCCAACCATGAGTTCAAGGCTTTCCAGAAGGATCGCCGCTTCATGGTCCGGCGTCACGACATGGAAGTGGGGGGGATTGTGATCATCGGCATAAATCTGAATGGCGATGTTTCCGATTTTGACGATGGTCGGCATTCCGGTCCCCGCATTACCGTTTAAATATAGTGCACATGGTGCACGATTTCAATTCATTGTTTTCGCTTTCGGTGATTGCCATGCTTCGTAAAATCCACCTTCACGGCGACCTCGCACGCCAGTTTGAACCGACTTATCAGCTTGATGTGTCGAGCGCAGGCGAGGCCGGAGAGGCGCTGGCATCTGTTGTGCCGGGCTTCCGGCAGTATGTGGCGGAACGAAACTTTCGCGTGCTGCGCGGCGATCCGGAAACCGGCATGGCGCTGGGGCCGGAAGATCTCGGCTTTCAGCTTGGCAATGCCGATCTGCATATCGTGCCGGTGGTCGCCGGAGCGGGCAATCGCGGGCTGGGCAAGATCATTGCCGGTGTGTTCCTGATCGGCGCGGCTTTCTTCATGCCTGCCTCACTGGCCGGTGCTGGCTTTCTGGGAACGACGGTCGGCGGGGCGATGAAGGGGCTTGGTATGGCGCTCGCCATGGGCGGTCTCGGACAGATGCTTTCACCGGCCCCGAAAGTCGCTGACAGCGGCCATGAGGATCAGGCCTCTTACCTGTTTAACGGCGGGGCCAATGTGACGACGGAAGGCGGCCCCGTGCCGCTGGTCTATGGCCGCAAATTCCGGGTCTCGCCGGTGCTGATCGCCGCAGGCCTTTCCACCGAAGATATCGCAATCTGAGTTTCGGAAACACATCATGCAACATATGCGAATTTCCGGTCACGGCGGTGGCGGGAAGGGCGGCAAAAGCGGTGGCTCCGGTGGATACAGCGAAGCCCCGAACACGCTGCGCTCAAAACAAACCATGCGGCTTTTGTTTCTGGTCAGCGAAGGTGTGACCGGTGGGCTGAAGGATGGCGCGAAGTCGATCTTCTTTGACGATGTGCCGGTGCAGAACCCGGACGGCTCGTTCAATTTTGAGGGCGGCACCTTTGAGACCCGCAACGGCTTTCCTGATCAGGCGGCCCTGTCCGGCTTTCCGGCTGTCGAGAATGAACAGGGCGTCGGTGTCGAGATCAAACAGGATCTGTCTGCCACGCGGGCCATCACCAATCTGGCGGCAACGGCGGTGCGCGTTTCCATTCAGGTGCCGCAGCTGATCTATACCGATCCGGAAAACGGCAATGTCAAAGAAAATTCGGTTGATATCGCCATCGACCGGCGCTCAGAGGCAGGTACATGGCGCGAAGTGCGCCGCGACACGATCTCGGGTAAGTGCACCTCGCCCTATGTGCGCGCCTACCGGATCCCGCTCACCGAGGCCGGGCCGTGGTATATCCGCGTGCGTCGGCTTTCCGAAGATGCCAATGGCACGACATCGAATAACCAGACCTATTGGTCATCCTATACGGTCATTGAAGATTACCGGCTGACCTATCCGGACAGTGCTGTTCTGGGTGTTACGCTGGATGCGGCTGAGTTTGGCGGCAATGCCATCCCGACCGTTTCTGTTGACTGGTCCGGCATTGAGATTGAAGTGCCCTCAAACTATGATCCGGAGGCACGGACCTATGCCGGTGTCTGGGATGGCACATTCAAGCGGGCCGTCACCGATAATCCCGCATGGATCTTTTATGATCTGGTGGTCAATGATCGTTATGGCCTCGGGCAATATGTCGATGTCGGGCAGGTGTCGAAATGGGCGCTTTATACGATTGCGCAGTATTGCGATGCACTGGTCGATGACGGTTTTGGCGGGAAAGAGCCGCGTTACACCTTCAATGGTGCGATTACTTCGCGCGATGAGGCGATCAATGTCCTGACGGCCTTTGCCGGTGTGTTCCGGGGCATGGTCTACTGGGGCACGGGTGCGGTCACTGCCGTCTGCGACAAGCCTGCCGATCCCGTGAAACTGGTGTCTCAGGCCAATGTCGTTGACGGCACATTTTCGTATCAGGGATCGGCGCTCTCGGCCCGCCATACGCAGGTGCTGGTACGCTGGTTCGATCCTGAGAACAACTATAAACCCGCCATTGAAGTGGTCGAGGATCCGGATGCGGTTGCACGGTATGGATCACGCCAGACAGAAATCCAGGCAATCGGCTGTTGCTCACGCGGGCAGGCACATCGCTATGGCGCATGGCTGCTTGACACCGAACAGCACTCGACCGAAGTCGTGACCTATCGTGCAGGGCTCGATCATGCTGACGTTGCGCCCGGTGATGTGGTTCTGGTGGCTGATCCATCCTATGCCGGTGTGCGTTATGGCGGGCGGATCAAGGCCGTTTCCGATGACCTTACGGCGGTCACGGTCGATGCGCCGGTGACACTCAGTGACGGTGAAACCTACACGCTGACAGCCGTCATGCCGGATGGTGCGCTTGCAGATCGATCCGTCACAAACGGGGCTGGTGAAACGGATGAACTGACACTGGCGGAAGCCTTGCCGGATCAGCCAGTGGCAGGAGCCATGTGGATCCTGACCGGCTCGGATGCAGCGCCGCGTCCCTTCCGGGTGTTGTCGATCACGGAAAACGACAAGCATCAGTTCGATGTCTCGGCGCTGATCTATGACGAAACCAAATGGGCAAGGGTGGAAGAGGGGCTGATCCTCGAACCGCCATCGTTTTCCACCTATCCGACCGGGCCGCTTCTGGCCCCATCGCATATCACCGTGGAAGAATATCTTTATCTGGCCGGTGGCGTATCGGTGCGTGGCGCGGTCACAATCGGCTGGTCTGCCCCGAACGATACAAGGGCGACGCTCTATGAAGTCGAATATCGGGAGCAGGGCGGGATCTGGCTCCCGGTCGGTTCCACGACAAGCGTTTCGATTGATCTGCAGGATCTCGATCCCGGTGTTTACAGCTTCCGGGTTCGTTCCGTGTTTACCGCGCTCAATCAGCGATCAAAATGGACGGTGCTTGAAGCGGTCTATCTGTCGAGCGTCCTCTCACCACCGGGCAATGTCGAACGCTTCAACATTGCTGTGATCGGGGATATGGCGACACTGACATGGTCACCGGTCGATGCCCTCAACCTGTCGCATTATGCGATCCGCTATTCGCCGGAGATGACGGGCGTGACGTGGCGCTCGTCCGGTGCCCAGCTTGATCATGTCGATGCAACAAGCGTGCAGATCCCGACACGGCCCGGCACCTATCTGATCAAGGCGGT